AGCACCTCAAGCACCTCAAGCACAACCGACTCCTCAAGCATCTAATGAGTTCGGCGACGAAGGTGATGAGGCAGATCAATGGTTGAAAAAACGACATCCACAGCAACCACAGCAACCACAGCAACCGCCACAGCAAAACTGGAACTCAGATATCTCTTTTGAGTCTTGGGACAGAAGTGCATTTGATAGATTTCAAAGCTTCGATCAATGGAAAGAAACATCCGTTGTATATGATCCCAAAGTCCCAGTGGAAGACGGGTGCGGATTTAACGTATGGGGCGCAGCACCTACAAGCGATCCTTTGGGGATAAGCATCAAGGGAGATGCAGACACATCTAAGAGCGACCCGACAGGAAAGGGAAAGAATGTCAGACGACGCAAAAAAAAGTAATCTCGTAAGCTACATGGCGAACCCGAGATCGTTTACTCTCAAAAAGTGGTTCATTGAAATTCTAAAAGAAGATTACATGAAGCACGACACGATCATCGAGAGAGTGTCTACATCTCTAACCACAGAGAGTGATCTTAATGAGTTTGGAAAACTGATCACAGGCGTTTATGAAAGAGCTTACAAAAAAGCTGTAGACGATTACCAAGAACAGGCAGAGAAGCTTGGAATCAAAGTAAGCATTGTGGCAGAAGTCAAAGAGCAGTTATGAAAAATCTGGATTTGTGTCTGAGGTAATTGCTCGACATAAATAGCCACCTGTCTTTGGCTCGATGTCTACAATTCTCCACCATCGTTGACCTTTCATTTTGACTTTTCTGAAAACAATAGAGTCAATTGTCACTGGTCTAACGCACCAAAATTGAAGTTCCAAATCAGACTCTTCTACGACAACGGCATCAAATACAAATTTTGTGCCATATTGAACCGTGAAGTAACTGTTGTCATAAAGGTCATCAACATGTTCCTTTTTGCCAATAACCGGAGCACAATAATACTCCACGCCTCTTTCTTTAATGATTTTGGCAAGTTGAGGATCAACATTTAATACAACTTGATCTTCTTCGGGCTTGGCTTCAACTGGCTCGGGCACAGCTACAGGCTCTTCCTGAACCTCTTTGATGAACTCTTGAGGCTTTACAACTGCTGTAGAGGCTTCAGGAGCTTCAACAAGACCTAGCTCTTCTCCGATGTCAACAACATTAAAATCAGTTTTGAATTTTTGAATAGGGTTACGTTCATCTGTAACAATTTCGCTATTCCAGCCCATGTTCTCAAACTTAAGCTTGTCTATATCCCATTTATTTTGATCCTTCATTATAGGATTTGGACCACGAAGTTTGTAGACTTTTCCCTCTTTGTTTTTAATCGCCATATTCAATCACCAATTTTACCTTAGCAGCCCCACCCATTATAAAGTCTGAATCATCAGACTTGTGTATGTAGTTATTCACTATTTTGCAAATAGTGGATTGGCTAACCTTGAATTTATCGGCCAACTCTTGTTGTGTGAATCGACCTTTATTGTAATTATCTCGAATCCTAGCCACAGTTTTGTTATTTAGTCCCTTTGGTCGTGCCATGAATTATCCTTTCATTATTCACTCTCTTAAACCTATATAAGCAAAACACCTTCAAGAAAGGGAGAAAATCATTATGGCTCTTGTAGCTCCGTATCAAAAAGGCGAAATTCTACTACTCCAATACATCGTAGGAATGGTAAACGCCGACAATCCAGTATTGCATTTGTATGCAAATAACATAACACCTTCTGATTCAACAGTTATCGGCGATCTCACAGAAGTTGCTGGCGCAACTGGTTATGCTGCCATTACATTACTGTCTGCTAATTGGACAACCACTCAAGTTGGAGGAATCACAACAGCGGTTTTCTCTGAGCAAACATTTACCTTTACAACAGATGCAACATCTTATGGGTATTACATAACAGATGAGACTACCCAACTGTTATGGCTTGAGAAGTTTAGCGGATCTCCATTTAGTATCCCGGATGGTGGCGGTACAATTTCGATTACAACGAAACTGACACTTTCTTAAGGAGAATCAATGGATAATTTCTGTCAATTTTGGAATAAAGTAAATGGCGAACCATACACTGATGGCGTACCTGAACCTACAGGATACGAACTTAATGACATGGGATATAAAGGCAGCGGCCATGAACTCACACCATTGTCTGACGAAGACATTGCTCGTCACTCAGATGAAGATGTGCAGGCTGATATGGCGGCTAAAAAAGCGGCTGGCTTCAATCCTTGCAAGCTTGGAGGCCAAATGTCTGATGAGGAATTCAACAAGTTCCATGGTCTGAAAACAAGACAATAAGGATACATAGGATGTTAAACCCTATGGAGAAAATTTATGAAACTTAATTTAGATTCGACAGATTGGGGGAAGGTAGTAAAAGGAGCTTTAATCGCTGGTGGCGGTGCAGCACTTACTTATCTTTCATCTTGGATTTCAGGAACAGACTTCGGCGTATGGACGCCTATAGTTGTGGCTGGACTATCAGTGTTGGTAAATTACTTTAGAAAAGTCAAAGGTCCAGTAGTAGAAGCAGAATAGCTTTACTAGCTGTGTCAAAGAAAAAGGCCCGGAAGAATTAGATTCTTCCGGGCCTTTTTTGTTTATCCATTATTACTTAGGCAAAGAGCCACCGAACGGTACGCCGAACGATTGTGCTTTAATTTCCCATTGAGCAACAACTTCTTCTTGAGTTGGTTTTCTCCAATCTCCATTACGATATTTGTCAACAATCCAGTCAATGGCTGGAGACAGTATGCCAAGAATAACGTAGCTTTTGATTGGGCCAGCAAATGGCTTCATCCAAATAGGCATCGCTTCTTTGATCACATAATCATAAAGCTTACTTACGGCTACAAGAACTGTAGCCTTTTTATCAGCACCATTTGAATCCACCCACTCATCTACATAAGCGATAAGATCATCTAATGCTTTAAGCAAAAAATCTGTAACTTGATTGAAGCTAACTTTAACTTTGGTGAAAATTCTCCACCAAGAGACGACCTCTTTATTGGCGTCCCATTCTGCGGCCATGATTTTAACATATCCATCAATGGCTTCATCTAATTTTGCTTTGCCAACTGGGTTGGCATTATTTCTCATTTCCATGATTCCCTCCTTATTTTTTCAAATCTTCAAGCCATGCTATGAAGACTTGATCCACGTGGTCACTGAGATATTCATCAATGCACCCTGCATTGAATACTTTTACTTGGTCAACAAGCTCTTGGACTTCATCAACTGTAAATTTTCTTTCTGTCTTAAACCATCCGAACAACTCTGTTTTTCTTTCCATGATTCCTCCTACATTTTTGGGCCACCTTATTTATCCCTTAGAACATCAAATAAGATTGACAACTCATACATATTGTTATGGGAATTCTTAATCCAGATGGATCGCAATTTAAGCCAACAGGCACCTTGCAACAGTTCGACCCGGAGAACACCGAGCATGATCTCTTTAATGTATGGGATCAAGAGGTGATCGAGATCGGTGGATCGCCGCTGTTTTATTATGAAATTTTCATAAACGTCAGTAATATCGACAGTCTCTATGTGGAAGCTCGTGACAAACTTTGGTCACAGCACCCAGTTCAGGTTGTTGGATATTACGAGCCAATTCATTCACAAAACTTTATGAACGCATTCGGCATCGACTCTCCTGATGAGATGATGTTCGAATTTAATTACAGACATATTCTCAACACCATTGGACACGCTCCAAAAATTGGATCAAGAATTTACTCACCGCACAAAAGAGAAAACTGGGTTGTGATTCAACGCAACGTAGAAACATTCAAATTGTGGGGAGAGCTAAGACTCCAAGTTATGTGTGAAAGATTCCAAGAGTCGCTTACAACTGGAGAAGGAAAAGTCACGCAGCGTGAACCTGACTTCAAAGTCAATAGCGTCAAGGATCTTGGGGGTCAGACGACGAACTTTGCTGGTGGCCAGACTGGTCCAGAATAATTTTTACTCCATCCTTTGGATGCTCTAATATTCCATCGCTAGGAGCAACTTCGTATTTCACATCTTCAAATACGAAATGAACTCTCCGAGGCGGATGTACATTCTTAAACAACCGAAATGGAATATTCGTTTTTTTGAGACTTCCAATTACCTTCTTTTTTTGAAGGTTTGGATGTTTACTCTTTATGATTTTGTAAGGTTTCATTTGGCCACCATCTTATAAGAGTTAGAATGTTCTCATAAAGCATAGATAACAATAGGAATAAATATGTCTGAACCTGATCTAAACTCATGTAATGAACCCGGTGGCACCAAAGACTTAAACATTGATGCCCCTCCTGCTTTTTGTAGAGATGGTCTACAAGATAAAGGCTCGGGAACTATTGATCACAAACCATTTTTAACAAGTCAACAAGATGTTACTTCACGTGATCTTTCTTGGTTAGAAGATGCAACGCAAAATAAATTGGGGCAAGGTGCTCCAGCTTTATGCGATCCTCAACAAACCGGACACATCATAAATGAACAGGGAATGAGTCCCCCAAACAGAAACACTGTTTATCGTTATGCCAAAACTTTACGTGGGGCTGACGAAGCAATGAAAAAAATGTTTTCTGATGTTGTTGTTATTGATGAGTCTGGAAAATCATTTGACATTCCCATTATTTGGGCTACTCAAGAAAAAGCTGTGGCTTACATAATCCAAGAAAATGTCAGAAAAGATGAAAGTTTAGTAGTTGACAGAATCAGATTGCCAATGATGGCAATTCATGCCTCAAATTATCAATATAATCAAGATCGTTATGTTTATCATAAAGCAATTGATTATCTAAGGACTCCTCAAACCAATTGGAAGCCGGGTTTCACTACAAGTGAAAGGTATAACCGAGATACAATTTTTGGAGTTTCGAGAGGCATACCAATTGATATTAGCTATACGCTATATGCGTGGACGCTATACGAAGAGGACATGAACCAGATTCTTACTCAAATCATTACAAAATTTAGTCCCATGGCATACATAAGGGTAAGAGGAATTTCATGGGAGATTGGTGTCAAGCTCGATTCAATCGCTAATAATGTAGATGTTGAACCGGGCGACCAAGCAGTGAGAGTCTTTAAGTATCAATTTACTTTCACGGCTGAGTCATTCGTGGCTCAACCAATAGTAAGAAAGAAAGCTGTGCTTAAGACAAAAGTAGAAATCACTGATTCTCCTAATGATGAAGATATTACCGAAGTCTTAGCTAGGTTAGAACAAGCAGTAAAGGAATTGGAAGAATGATTGAAGTAAGAAACACTGGAAGGAGTCCCGTACAACTGGTAGTGAGGTCAAGGACTGCACCTCGTGCGTTCACAACGCTGATAGTTCCGGGTATCGGTAAGGGTAACAACGTAAGACTCATTGAAGATGAACGTCACACGGAATACATAGATAGAGTGGAGAAAATGGGTCTTATCTCCACTAGATACATACCAAACTCAGAGATTCGTAAGGGAGATTGAGACAATGGCTATATTAAGGGGATTTCCACCGTCAAATACAATTTCGCCAAGCGTAAGAATTACCGAGAAGGATTTGTCCTTTATTGCGCCCGAGCAGTCCTTTCATCGTGCTGGACTAATTGGATTCGCTTCTAAAGGACCAATTAACGTACCTACTTTAATAAGCACCAGTCGGCAACTTGCCACAGTGTTTGGATATCCACATCCAGAGTCAGGTGATCCTTATCTAAATTACGCTGCGGAACAGTACCTTCTGATTGCTAACGAGCTTTATGTAGTTCGTGTTGCAGATGAAGAGAACGTATCAGACGAACAAGCACAAACTGCTACCGGCGATGTTGCATCAGCCGGTGGCCAAATCAGTATTGAATCAAAAGAAGATGGAGACTACACATTTGCTGTAGATTCATTCTTCAGATGGAGACTAAACACTGTTCTCCATTCGAAGACACTTGTGGTTCTTGCTGGAACTTATACTGCCGCTCAACTTGCAGAAGATTTGAATCTGCAATTGACTGGCGACATCGATGGCATCGAATTCTT